AGGAAGCGCTGGGCGAGTACCTGAACGTACAAGCGGGCGTGGTTTACGAAGGATTCCAGCGCGGGCGCAACGTCCGGGAGATGGACATCGATAGGACCTTGCCTTTGTTCTGGGCCCTGGACTTCAATGTGGACCCTATGAGTTCGGTAGTGGTGCAGACGCGCGGAGACGAAATTGCGGTGCTGGACGAAGTGGTTCTCAGCAGAGCCAGCACGTTGCAAGCGTGCGAGGAATTTCACGCGCGGTACCCGAATCATCAGGCCGGCATCGTGATTTACGGAGATGCGACCGGACAGCGACTGCAGACGGCGGGAACGACGGACTACCAGATCGTCAAGGAGTATTTTCGCCGGACAGCGTACCGAAATCTGAAGTTCCGCGTGCCGGCCAGCAATCCGAGCGTTCGGGAGCGGGTGGCTCTGGTGAACGCAAAACTGTTTTCGGCCGATGAAGAGGTTCGCTTGCTGGTGCATCCGCGATGTACGGGCCTGGTGGCGGACTTCGAGGAGATCACGTTCAAGCCCGATACGAGCGTGATCGACAAGGATCGGGACCCGAAGAGGACGCACTTGTCGGATGCGCTGGGCTATCTCATCTGGCAGGAGTATCAGCCACGCGTGGTATTCGGCGAGCAGAGCCGAAGGCTTATATAACGGCGAAAGAATACTTGATGAACACTGGCAACGTCGGTCTTGATATCGTCCATGAGCATCCGGAGTACGCCGCGAAACGGCCTATGTGGAGGCAGTATCGAGATCTCTACGCGGGGGGCGCGCAGTTTATCGGGAGGGCGGATCAGTACCTGGTGCGCCGACAAAAAGAGCCGGGGGACGTTTATGTGGAGCGGCTCAGCCGGAGCTTTTATGAGAACTACGTTGGCTCGATCGTGGATTGGTATACGGCGACGCTGTTTCGTAGGGAGCCGGTGCTGAGCTTTGAAGGAAACAGCGAGCGGTCCAAGAAGTTTTTCGGTGTGTTTGCGGAGAACTGCGACCTGAAGGGTACGAATGTCAGCGAATTCTTCAGGCGCCAGTTTGTGGAGGCACTGGTCAGCGGTAAGAGTTATGTGCTGATCGATTTTCCCCGTCTGAATCAGCCGGTGGGGACTCGGGCGGAGGAGGATGAACGGGGTGCGTCGCGCGCGTACTTAGTAAGTTACGCGGCGGACGAACTGATCAATTGGAGTTTCGACGATCACGGGCAATATCAGTGGGTGGTCCTGCGAACGGAGAGCTTGCGTAAGGACAAGCTGGAAGATGCGGGGTGGTGGAAGCAGACACGATGGGTCTACTACGACAAGGAGAAGTACCGCATCTATGAGCAGGCAGAAGAAGGGCCGAAGCGCGGCGGCGTGGAACTGGTGGCCGAAGGCCGCCACGGGCTGGCTAAACTGGCGCGTGTGCCGCTGGTGGAACTGCAAGTATCCGATGGGCTGTGGCTATTGAACAAAGCGGCTTCGCTGCAACTGGAGCACTTTAACAAATCCAATGCACTGGGGTGGGCTCTGACGATGGGGCTGTTCGCGATGCCGGTGATTTACTCGGAGCGCGACTGGAACCAGGTAATGGGCGAGTCGTACTACATTCAGCTTGGGCCACAGGACCGGTTTGGATGGACGGAGCCGCAGGGGAATGTCTACCAGATTGCGGCTGACAATCTCACGAGATTACAGGAAGAGATCTACCGAGTTTGTTATGTAAGTCACGCCGGCGGAGCTTTGTCGGGAAATGCCACGCAATCGGGCGTCAGTAAGCAGCGGGATTACGCAATTACCCAGGAAGTGTTGCGCGCCTACGGAGACGCAATCAAGGACTCCATCAAGCGAGTGCTGCGGGCGGTTGAGGCGGCGCGAGAGGACGGATTGAGCATCGATGTGTCCGGCATGGATGAATTCGACATTGGCGATTTTGGCACAGAGTTAGAGGACGCCCAGCGGTTACTTAGCCTGGGCATCCAGTCGCCGACTTTGAAGAAACAAGTTTTCAAGAAGCTGGCGTTTCAGTTCTTATGCGACATCCGGCAAGAGGTGAAGGACCGGATCGGTCGCGAAATCGATCAAGAACAACCGTGAATGGAGTGTTCTCAAAACTTTGCTGGGAGGCATATGGAAGAGTCAAGAACGGACGGGACCGAATTGCGTTCACTTATACGGGGCGTGATTGAGGAGTTTGTCCAATCCGAGCAAGTGAAGGCGGAACCCGCGTACAAGGTCGAGCTGTTAGATGAACGCAAGCGGCGCGAGGATTTAGAGAGGCGGGTGAACGATCTGGTTCAAGAGAACGTTCACAGCCGGCGAATGGCGGAAGAGGCGGAGCGGAGCTCGTCAATTCGCGCCGAGCTACAACGTCAGGGCGTAGCCAAAGTGGACCTGGCCTATCGGGCGGTAAAGGACGATGTGCATCGCCGCGAGGACGGTCAGTTGATGGGGCGCAGCGGTCCGGAAGAAGTTCCTCTGCGCGACTATCTGAAGCAGTTTGTGCAAGAGAATCCCGAGTTGTTACCGGCCCGCATCACCGGCGGATCGGGAATGGGGTCGGGGCCGAAGGCGGCCTCGAATACCGGCGGATTCGATCTGGATAAAATTCGGCCGGGTATGAGTTCGGAAGAACTGGACAAGGTCCGCCAAGAGGTCTCCAGGGTGGCGAGTCAGGCACTCCGAGGGATGTAAGGAGGACGCCGGGAAGCGGCTGAAGGGAACGCAAGGCCCGGCGCGGGTTCGAGAACAACAAACGAGGTAAAGATTAATGGGAACAATTACATCAGCAAATGTAGCAAATGCAATCGTGAAGCTGGTCGCAGTGGACGCCCTGCCGGCGCTGGTAAGCAACCTGGTGATGGGCAACTTGGTCAATCGCGACTATGAGCCTACACTAGCCAATGCGGGCGACACGGTGAACGTGCCCATACCGCCGACGCTGGTAGCCAACAACATCGCGGAGGGCGGCATGGTTCAGACGCAGAATCCGAACCTGGGGAACGCCCAGATAGTGCTAAACACGCACGCGGAAGCGACGTTTCAGATTCCGGATGTAACGAAGGTGCTGGCAGTGCCGGACCTTCTGAAGTTGTATATGCAGCCGGCGGTGATTGCGATCGCGGAGCGGATCGAGTCGGACATACTAAACCTGTATTCGCAGTTCAGCGCGAATACAGCAGTTGGTACGGCTGGGATCGCGATCACGGAAGCAGTGGTCGACCAGGCAGAAACGACGTTGTTCCAGGCGAAAGTGCCGTCGGTGTCCAGTAAGTACCTGGTGGTGGATCCGGTGAGTTACTCGGCAATGAGACAGATTCCACGCTTCAGCGAATATTACTCGTCGGGCGACGCCGGCTTGCGGGCCCTGGTGGACGGCACGGTGGGCAAGATCAAAGACTTCTTCGTATTCCGATCGCAACTGGTGCAGAAAACCGGGAGCGGGCCAGTGAACACCCACAATCTGGCTTTTACGAGAGATGCGATCGGGCTGGTGATCCGCAGACTTCCGCAACCACTCCCGGGGACGGGCGCAATCGCGGAATACGCGGAAATGGGGAATTTTGGAATCCGGGTGGTGATGAGCTATCAGCCGAATACGCTGGGGCAGCAATTCACGGTGGATGTGCTGTACGGCACGGCGGTGCTTCAAAACGTATTTGGGGTACAGGTGAACAGCTAAGCAGCGGGAAGTGGGAAGCAAGGCGGGCAGGTGCAAGAAGGCGTCTGCCCGCGGTCAACAAAAGGAGCGGGATGGATTTACGGGTATTCTTTCAAAAGCTGCGAAAACTGGAGCGAGAAATCGCCGAACCGCATGTCGTCGTGGTGAGTCTGGAAACGCCCGACGGCGGGCGGCCGGGCCAGTTCGCCGAGGTTTCGAGGAGTAATGCAGCGCGGCTGATCCTGGAAGGGCACGCTCGCCTGGCAAGCACCGAAGAGGCGGCAGAGTTTCGAGCGGCGGCGCGAAAGGCGCTGGAGGAAGCGCAACAGCGGATGCTGGCGGAGAAGGTTCAAGTGAACGTGATCTCGGACGCGGATTTGCGAGCACTGAAGAGCGCATCGCGAATCGAGAAACGGTAGAGGGTAGGGAATTGCGATGGCGTTATTTAACGACGACCCCATCAGCACGGCGGTGGATCTTCAACAGTGCGAAAACTCTATCCTCACTGTCGCCAGCACGGAAAACATCAATCTGGCGTCGAAGCTAACGCTCGCTCAACAGGACCTGGCTAACGAAGTGGTGTCGTTTCTGCTGCGGCGGCCGCTACGTTGCGACTACTCACCATGGGGCGATGCAGCGGGATCCTTGAATTTGCGGAATTTGACCAATGTCGTAGTAACAGATCCCTTGCGGAGGTGGCATGTTCATCGGACGCTTGCGCTGGTTTATCGCGACGCCTATAACAACCAACTCAATAACCGGTATGAAGGCAAGTGGGCCGAATACGAGGTGCTGGCGAAGGCGAGCCAGCGGACTTATTTTCAGATTGGCGTTGGCTTAGTAGCCGACCCAGTCCCGGAGGCCGCGGCTCCGACGCTATCGAGCGTTGCGGGAACCTCGGCCGGCGGGACGTTTTACGTCGCGGCGACTTGGGTGGGCGCGACCGGCCAGGAAGGAGCGCCGAGCGAGGTGGTGCAATTGGGCACGTCCGACGGGCAACAGCTCTCCGTTAGCGTGGGTACTCCACCAGCAAATATCACGACCTGGAATGTTTATGTTGGAACGACTCCGGGAACGCTGACTTTGCAGAATGCGGATCCTGTGGCGGCCAGCATCGGCTGGACGATGACTTCGGCGCTGAATGCCGGTGTGGCGCTGCCAACGGGACAACTGCCGACGTGGTTCGCTGTGGACCAGCGCGCGATCGAAAGGGGCTGAGGATGCTGCAAATTGCTGGATCGAGCACGCAGAAAATATTAGGTGTGCTGGCCGCCGCCGCCGGCGTGCCCGCGGCCGTGGAAGCCTTGGTGGTGCAGCAGGGAATCAGCCTCCCGGCCATAACGACCCAGCAAATCATCGGGCAGAACGTGCCGCCCGATCTATCAGAACA